TCATGACAAATCCCGGATGGTGCCCAAACATATCACGCAGATCGGCGCGTTCTAAATGATGGACATGCGCCCGCCATGGATGGTGTTCTTTGTATCCCTGCGCTTCCCACGGGCCGAAAGGCGTCGTGATAATTATTTTCCCACTAGGTTGTAGCATGGCAGCTACGCTATCGATTAATGCCCAGGGCTGTGCCACGTGTTCCAACACCTCGGCGGCAATAATAGCGTGGAATCCTGCAATTCCATTTAAGGGTTGCTCACAATTCGTGTAATCCCCTTGCCAGAATATTACGTTTTCGACTTGATCGTCTGCCGCCCATTTTCTTGCGATATCGATATTGCTCTGAGCGAGATCGACTCCGGTGAATTGTAGCTGCGGAAAGCGTTTCGCCAGATTGACAGTGTAATGCCCATGAGCGCAACCATAATCAAGCACACGACTGCCGGCAGGAAGATCAGCAAGAAGACCAGCCACGCACTCGTAACGAGTATTGCCATTAAGATTTTCTGGACCATAGTTCACTCCCCGAGATTTTTCATATTCGTAATATGCTTCGTAATGCTCTTTAAATCTGCCGTCAAAAATGAACGGGTAGCATTTGTCGATTTCCTTTTTCTCGATTATTGCCTCACCGCCAGCTTTCAGTGCTAGTCCGTCGGCGATATAGATATCACTCAGATGGATGAAATGCCGAATCGTTTTCGCCGGATTCTTTATCGCATCATGGAATTTAGTGCTGATAATATTATCGATCTGACATGCGGTATTTGCCCATGCATATTTATTAGCGGCATCAAGTTGTTGCTGGTCAGTATTGCGCCATGACCCATTTAACAACTCTCTTACAAAAGCACCTTCATCAGCGCGCCCATCTTTTAATGGTAACAGTATTGCGCCAGATCCTGCGCATGTTTCCGGCAGCGCGCCTACCTGTGAACTGATAAACGGCAACCCAGCAGCCATCGCTTCCATCGCGGTGATGCAAGATACCTCTTCGAATTCTGTCGGGTAGATCAATGCATCGGCCTGCAACATAACATCAGCCAGCTGCTGTTTAGTCAGGTGCCCGAGCAACGTGCAATTAGGCAACTCATCGATGCGTTGATATAACGCTGCATAATAGTCGCGCATCTCTGCCGTAGTGTTGGCATAGTTGCAAACGTATAAATGTATGTCGATGTCGTCTTTCTGTAACCGCTCCATAATGCCGCCCGGGCGGACCAGGTGTTCCAGTCCGCGCTCCGGCCTGGAAGAATAAATCAGTTTAGTTTCGTCATGATCCGGATCGCCGAGCTGTAGTCTTATTGATTTGTCGTGATCAAACAACGCGAGATCGATCCCGTTGGTAATTGGGAAGACAATCTCAGGATTGAATCCATATACATCGCATAGTTGTTTCTTGTGCCATTTGCTCACACACAAGATACCGTCCACATTCCACATCTGCTGTTGCATGTGCGGCTTAGTACGGAACATGGCCAGATCATGTAACCATAGCAGATTGATTTTGCTCGCCCACTTGCTGGTAAATGCCTGTGGGTGACGCTGGATGATACATACATCGTGTGGTGTATTGGTCGCATAATAATGGAACCGGTTTCCTAATGGCGCATCTTGTAATATCTCGCCCGCCCAGAGATACTTTACCCCATCCCAATCGCCCTCCTCCTGTGAGTTGGTAAACATGGCAACCTCATGCCCCAGCGCGGCCAGTTCTTTCGCGACATAATATGCCGCTGTCTCACTCCCGCCGAGCGACGATGTGTTGATCGTATCCCCGTTAAATGGCAATCCGCCACAATGCATTACAATAAACATGTGCGTGTGTTCCCCCGTAAAAAATGTGCGTGTGTATTAAGGGTGGCCAACCACCGGCATGACATCGACCCACACGCACGCAAATCGATGGAGGGAGGCCGGTGGCTGGCCATTACTTTCTCATCCCTGATAGAGTTAGTTTTGCTGGCACCGTCATTTCCGGCTTACGGACTCGCTCGATGTGATTGCCTTTCAGCATGTCGCACTTCGTTGCATCCAGCCCCCAGCTTCCGCTATCCTTCCGGTATCTTTCCATCTCTGATGCGTAATTGGGATCGGCTCTATGTGGTATCAGCATACCGCCTCCTTATGCGCAGCTCTGGACGAGAAACCCGAACCGTGAGCCGGTGATCAGCTCATCCTGATAATAGCCAACCTCGATATCATCGGTCTTGGTCTTGCTATCATAGGGATGCCGTTCCACCTGCATGTTCGGTATGCCAGGGGCTTCGAGCCGATAGGAATACATGAAACTCGGCTCATCGACGGCTGCGTTCAGCGGCGCATAATATACCAGCACGGACGGTCCCCAGATTGCACCGATCGACCGGGTGATATTTTCCTGAGCCGAGTTTGCGAACCCACCAGCCACAAGCACGTTATCCATTTCGAATAATTCCTGGACCTGCGCGGTGTTGGCATAACCCCCGCCGTTGTTCGTGCCATAAATCAAATTGCGCACGGTCGAATGACGCCGGAATGCGTCCCATGAACGCGGCCCGAATGCCATGCGGTTTGGCCGATAACCTGTCGCGTAGTACACGTTGTCGATTGCGACATTTAAATCAGCCATCGGGTCGGCACCAGTGCCAGTCCACAGTGATGTGACAGCAGCGCTTGACCCGATGTTCGACGCTGACGTCACCTGCAAACCAATGCGGCTCTCCCAGTTCAAGAAGAGCTTGTCTGTCAGGATCGTTGCACGGCCTTCAATCAATCGTGCGGCGAATACCGGATCGGCATTATTCCGATCTTCGATCGTCACCCCAGATTGCAGCGCGTAGTTATTGCAATAATACAACTGCGAACTGACGTCCATGGTAATGCGCTTTGCGATAGTCCCTGGTGCGCGATGGTCGTCTTCAATGCGCCACCGATCCGCCTGCGAAAACTCGGTAATCGCGCCAGACTGCTTGCGGACCCCGACAATGGGCGCAATCAAATCGGCGATCATTCCACGCGGACGATAGTCCAGGATGGTTTCGGATAGCGGCAGATCAAGATAGATATCCCGTCCAACAGCCGCAAAATTTACTTTTTTGGTAGTCATGTCATGCCTCCTTAGGCGCTGTTGATGCCGGTAACGCAGAAGTTAAACAACCCTTCTACCGTTGCGCCGGATGCTGCTGCTGTCAATGCGCGGCCACACGGGACCGTTGCACCGGCCAACGTGATGATATACCCAGATGTGGTTACCGCCAATCTGGCACCGGCTGAAATTGCCGCGCCAGCCACACCTTTCAAGTGTCCGGCGTAGCCGATTGTTGCATCCTCGCCGGACTTCGGCTTGTTCTGCAATAGCCCAACAGCAGTAGCGCCGGTTGCTGCAATTGTGCCCCCTACCGCAATGGCCTTGTACTGCGCCCCGGTCCCGCCGCCAGTGCTGAGATCGGCGCCAGCAGCGAGTTGAATCGCGTCATAATTTCCTGATGAACTCATTTGTATGCCTCCTAATTAGTTAAGCCATTTTTTGCCGAGTTCGGGATCGGCGGCCAGCACTTTATCCCGCGCCTGCGCGAAACTCAACCCGGTATTTTTCTGCCGCAATTCTCTGACGCGATCAACCAGTACCTCGCCCACATCATCTCCCTCGTCACGGTTGCCGGAATCCGCGGAACCGCTCTGGGAGAATTGCGCCGATTTGCCGTTCATTGAAATGAACTCATCGATCTGGCCCGGAGTAACGGTCAATGCGGCGGCATCATCATCGATCCGCATAAATTTGATGGCCATCTCGCGCTGTGCTGGCAGCAGCTTGTTGGCTTTGACGGCATTTTCCAGCCTGCCAACCAATGCGGATCGATGCATCTTGACCTTCTCAGCCATGGCACCTTTTTCAGTGGCGTCGATCTTTGCTTTTAATGTTACGTTTTCCGCTCCCAGCGTGGCATTTTCCTTCACCACTTCGGCTTGTGCCGCAGCAAGAACGGCAAGTTGCTCTGTGAGTGCCTCTATTTTTTTCATAAAATCATCGTTCATTTCAGAATCCTCATTGTTGATATCCCCGTATACCGCGCTGAACGCCGCCCGACGACTGGCCGCGAGACGCTGGCCGCTGTCGAGATAATGATTCAGGTCTGCCAGGGTATTCACGGCGGGAATATCCGCGCCCAGCAGCGCTACGCCGGAAAGGACGTAGCTGTATTTTTTGCCTTTATGCTCAACTCCGATATCCAGCTCGATCGACACGCGCCGATAGAGCCGGGCCTCGAATGCTTTACGTACTACCTGTGGTACATGTTCAAACTGTGCGAATAGTTTATCGCCGCTGCGCCAGACTTTTGTTACCCATCCCAGTGCCGGCTGGCCATCGGTTATCGGCTGGCCATCGTTATGCCCGAACTTCAGCGGCACTTTATGCAACGTCTGCAATGCCAGAAAATTATCAGCGATGGCGTCTAGGTCGGCACGACCGAATAACATGCCGTTCCATTTTCCAACGGCGAATATTTCAGCATCCAGTTTATGGTGCTCGGAAAATTTTGCAATCATTTCTTTGCTTTTGCCGGCTGCATGGATACAGGCAAATATAGCCTGTTCCTCATCATCAGATTCTTCCAGTACAGCATTGGCCGCAACGATGCACTTGTGTTGTTCGTCCTCGTCCCAGGTCTTGGCGACTGCTGGAATATTATCTTTGCTATACGGCATCAAGCACCCCCAAATCCCGGTTCAGGCAACATGGTTGGATCTTCGGATTCTTCCCAAGTATCGTTGATCGTAACCGCAACCAATAATGACCGGCAGTTAAAATGCAATGGCGGACGATAGGACGTCCATACCTCATCATCCGCTGGATGGATATGGCCATCCATGTACTCGCATATCGGCGTGGTTTTGCCATCCATCACCGCGCTATATTCCAACGCCTCGACAAAGTCAGCAACGTCTGGATCGGTAAACATCGAATAACGCGCCTCATTTACGGCCTCGAATGTTGTGGTCCGCACGACTGTGCCGATATGCGATAACACATCAGCGCCCACATCCTCCTCGATCTGATCGACTATTTCTTTGATCGACCACTCCCCCTTGATGCCATTATAGATCACATTGACAACTTTTTTCCTGGCATTTGTTGCTAGATCACCTGCAATGGTATGACTACGCGCCTCAAAAAATTTGTCCGCTGCCGCATCGCTCAATGCTACGAAATCACGGCGGACCAGTTTCGTCTTCAACAATTCGGTGCGAGCATGATCTTTCCCGAGTTCCCAACCGCTGCGCAGGCTCTGAATAATCGCTTTGCGCAGCTTTGTCATCGTCCTGGCCGAAAATTGCAGCGCCATTATTTTGTCGGGATGATCGATGATATTCTTTTCGACCACATCTGCTGTGATATCCGCAAGCCCGGCCTTCATCACATCAAGCAACGATTCAGTGGCCATGGCGGCTAACTGCGTTGTCTTATTATCGATCACTGCAAAATCAACCCGACGGATAGCCCGCGATAATGCTACCTGACGCATAGTGGCTTGCCTGGATGATTTCAGTTGTTCTTTTCCTACGATAGTTTCTTCTTCAAATTGGTTTCCAGAAGCAGGATCTCGCTCGCTCTCGTTGCCGAGTTTAGGTGATGGACTGACAGATTGTCGGAGGGGCTCACCTGCCTCTGGAAATTCTAATAGCTCGCGC